GTTTGCTGACCATCTAAGCGATCAAGAGTATGCAGAGCACTGTAGAAAGTTTTTTAAAGGAGACAATGAAAAAGAAAAGGAATAAACCGTATAAAACATTACAAGTTAAAACAACAGCTAATAGATATATTACTTTGTATCCTAATTTTAAAGGCTATAAAAGAAATGGATATGGACCCATAGATACTAAAAAGTATCGTTATAACGATTTAATGCCCCATCTTTTAGAAAAAATTTGGTTTGATGGAGATATCGTTGATGAGTTTGACGATCATTGGTACAAGATAAAAGGAAGATATAATGAAAACAATACCTGATGCAATAGATGATATTAAATATTTTTGGAAAAAAACCAAAGATGTTTACTTTAGATTCTTTGAACACTATGGAAGTAAGATGAACGTCTATGGCTGGAATAAGCGATGGAAAAACAGAGACATAGGAACAGGTTACAATAGACAGGAGGATAAATGAAAAAAGAAAAACAATACCCAAAAGATACAAGAACAGAGATACCAGTAACAACTCACAACTGGGGACCTTGTCTTATTAGAATGCAAGTTGATGAAGGTTTAAGAATGATACTAATAGACGAGTGGAAAAAGAATAGAAAAAACAAAAAATTAGACTACAGAAAAAATTTAGCAGGGCAACTGGACCACGAAACAGGGTATACTGTGGAGTCTAGAAGAAGAATATTGCCTTATCTTGGTAAATATTTTCAAATATATGATCAAGGACAGGCTAGGTTTTTTCAAAGAGAACCACAAAAACCAGACTACGTTTTGTCAGCTCTTTGGATTAATCATCAAAAGAAACACGAGTTTAACCCACCGCATGATCATGATGGTATGTTATCTTTTGTTATCTACTTACAAGTTCCGGAGATGTTGAGAATAGAAAATGAAACAGGACAGAAGTTTTCTAAGAGTTGTGGTCCTGGTGGTATACAATTTATTTATGGTGATGGTATGAGAGACGCTGTAAATTATGTATCTCATTTTCCAAAGGAGTTGGATATGTTTATATTTCCTGCATGGTTAAAACATTGGGTGAGTCCTTTTAAATCTGACTGCACACGAATTAGTGTATCAGGTAATGTATACGATATATCGGTCTCAAAACAAATTGTAGGAGCTGAGAGAGTTGAGGTAAAACGTTGAAGATAATAGAGAATTGTATACCAAAAAACAAACAACAGAAGATTATTGACGAGATGTTAAAAGATAATTTTCCTTGGTTCTATCAATCTGACATTACGGATAAAACTAAAAACAATCAAGGTAGACCTGGATTATGTCACAGCTTTGTCGATAAAGGTAAGGTTGTAAGTCCGTTTGTAAATGTGGTTGTGCCTATACTAGAACCGTATACGAGAAAGCCGGTTTATCAAGCAAGAACGTTTTTACAGTTTCCGTTAAACTTAGGGCTATATGGTAAAGATCACGATACAGCTCACGTTGATCTACCGGATCCACACACTGTTTATTTATATTACGTTGTTGATTCTGATGGAGATACTTTGTTTTTTAAAGATAAAAAGATAGTAAAAAGAGTTACGCCAAAACAAGGAACTTTAATTATGTTTGATGGTGAAACATACCACTCTGCTGAACAACCAAAGAAAAATGTTCGTTGCGTTGTAAATTTTGATATAGAAAAACATGAGTATTAAATTATGAGACCTAGTGTATTTGTTGCAATGCCCTGTTATGACACGATGAAAGTGGAGACCTGTTTGTCATTGTTAAATTTATTTAACACGTTTACTATGCACAATATACCAGCTGAGTTTAGAACAGCTAAAAGCCCTTACATTAGCCATTGTCGTAATCTATTGACTGCTGGGTTTTTGCATTCGAAAAAAGAATTTTTATTATTTGTTGATGCTGACATGCAGTTTGGTGCAGACTCTGTGTTTAGAATGTTGGCTGGTAACTATGATATATCTTGCACTCCGTATAGATTAAAAGATGCAACTATGAAAGAGTCTTACCCCGTGTCGTTTGAAAATTATGAAAAGATAAATATATCTCCAAAAGGCTTTGTTGAAATAACTGCAGGACCAACGGGACTGATGATGATTAAACGTAATGTGTTTGATAAACTTAAAAAAGATAATCCTGACTTACAGATCAAGTTTCCTGAAGAGAAGAGAAAGAATATTAACGCAGAGATCATGGGTGCTGAAAACACAGGCGAGAACCCGTCTGAAGATTGTTTATGGAACTTCTTTGATACATCGTTTGATGATCATTTATTCAAGGGCGAGGACATTGCTTTTTGTGAATTAGTTCGTAAGTCTAAATTTAAAATACATGCAAACATAGACTCAACGACCATTCACCATGGACCATACGGCTATAAAGGTAAGTTTAGAGATGCTTTGGAAAAAATTAAATGAATATTAAAAAATTAATTGTAAGACTAAGAATGTGGTACGCGGATGTCCGTGGTCATCACGGTAAGCGTTGGAACTATGAACCAGGAGATTGGTACATGGGTAGACATAAAAGGAAACATGGTAAAAGAAATTAACAGTTGGAGCACCGACAATTCATACGGTCTTAGCCGAGGCCGGGAAAACTATTGCACGTCGTCGGAACGCTCCTCTCACAATTATCAGACGTGTAGTAGAACGGCTATTGTCGTTAAACGTCATGGAGGTCCTCACAGCCTCCATGATTAAAAAGAACGATAAATATACCTATGTTCAAGGCACACGGTTCATGGACCACGGTGCACGGAACTATGATGTTGCAGGGTACAGACTGCCATCAGTAACAACAATACTAGGGAGGACAAAAGATGAGACTTATCTTAGACAGTGGATCGCTAAAAAGGGAAAAGAAGAGGCAGAAAGAATTAAAACTCAGTCAGCAACGAGAGGCACAAGTATGCACAAATACCTCGAAAATTATGTCCTGGGTAAAGGTTATGAAGACCTTACTGAATTGGGGAAACTTACGAAACATATGGCCCAGAAGGTCATAGAGGTGGGTCTAGCACCTGTTTCAGAGTATTTTGGCTCGGAGGTAACACTTTACTATCCAGGCCTCTATGCGGGCTCTACAGACCTTGTTGGGATACATAACGGTAAAGAGACTGTCATGGACTTTAAACAAGCTAACAGACCAAAGAGAGAAGAATGGATTGGTGATTACAAATTGCAAGCTGCTGCATATGCTATGGCACATGATCAAGTTCATGGCTCTGCTATTGAACAATGTGTGATAATGGTATGCACCCCTGACCTATATTACCAAGAATTTAAGATTGACGGGCTTGATTTACGAAAAGCAAAATACGCTTTCTTAAAAAGATTAGATGAATACCACAAATTAACTAAAGATGAAAAGGAGGTAGCAAATGGCACGTGAAAACATATACCAAGCTTTGATCAAAAGATATGAAGCTGAGATTTCTGATGCCCACACCAAGATAGCGATGATGGTTCAAGGTGCAAGTATAATACCTGAACACATTGATATCACTGGTGAGATTGATAAACTGCTGGCTAAAGTAGAAGCTGCAGAGTCAAAGATGGCAATATTGAAGCGTAATTATGGCACAAATTAGGCAGAGATACAGACACTATAGTAATTATTTTCATAAATTTTTTTTAAATAAAAAAAATTTTACTGATGTAAAATGTCCATAATGTCAAAAAAGCTATATTTTACAACAAAATATTCGATTATAGTGGACATTTTAGGGGCCAAACTAGACATTTTATGATAAATATTACTATACAAACGGACATTTTACATCCAAAAAGGACATTTTATGAGACGTAGAAGAAGATACAAACACGCGATAATCAATAAAAAGAAGTATTGGTTCTATACAATTAAGTGGTTAGACATCACCGGCGATGCGGGGCACAAATCTAAGGAAGAGATGTTAAAGCTACCTATAGCTAAAATGATTACTCAAGCGTACGTGTTTAAGAAAAGTAAAAAGTTTTTGATTACTTTTAATTCATATGATGAAACAGATGAAGTATTTAGCGATACAAACATATTTCCTATGGGTTGTATTGTGTCAATGGATAGGATTATAAAATGAATAAACTTAAAAAAATGTGGAGAGATAGGGAAGTCTATGCCTTACTGTATAGAGAATACATTATTGGTTTTGTGATAGGCTTTATACTAGCTGCCATAATAATTTAAAATATGGGTATAAAAGTTGTTGATATTAAAAGCAGAATTATCAACAGTGCCTCTGCTGTAAAGAGAGGAAAGGTTGACAAGGATAAGATTAAAGAATTAGAGAGTAAAATAGAAGATTTAAAAAATGAGATTGCTAATATTAAAGAAGTTATTTCTCGATCTTCTTCGGGTTGGGAGTAACGTCTATAATCTGTGAATAGTCTTCTAAAATTTTTTTCATTTTGTCTTCTAACTCTTGTTCTGATAGGTCCTCTAGTTTCCCTGTTTTTATTATTTTTCTGTCTATGTATAGTCCTGCTGCCTTACCACGATTGGTCTCAGCGTTCACGGCTGCACTCCAAGCACCCTTTTTCAAAGCACGCTCCCTAATCTTACCTAGTTCAGCTACGTGTCCATCGTAAGTTACCTCATACTTTTTTAATTTCTCTTCTCTAAGGTTTCCTATGTATTGTACAACAAGCGGGTAGAGTTTTGGATTGGTTAGTGTAGACCCCTCTTGTCTAGCCTGATCTTTACTGTAGCCAGCAAGTATGGCCGCCTCTGTTTTTGTTACAGGTCCATCAGGTCCTCCGAAGACCAGATGCTCTGCAAACCTTTTTTGCATTTCTGTTAATCTTTTCGGTAGTCCCATTTCTTTTTTCCTACGCTGTAGCCTATAAGAAAGCTACAACTTATTACTGCCACAATTGCTAGTAAGTGCCATATTAAAAATCCCATATTGACAATTTAAGCCAACAATCCTATACTGTCAAGTATGATGACAAATAAAGATGTCGAGGAATTTAATAAACAACTCGAAGAAATCAACAAAGACCCCAACTACAACGTTTATCCTAAGAGAGGCCCTAATGATCTAGAGCAGAGAATAGAGGACTTATTGAGAATAAATGTAGAGCACCATAACTTGAACGCAGAGTTAAGAAAGGACAATAAAAAGCTACAAGGAGAGGTGGAGTTCTATAAAATACAGTGCAAACAGTTGAAGGAAGAACGAGGTAAATAGTGTACGTAAAGCACCTACAAGAGTATCTAGCTAAATTTACAGAGGGTAGAAATAGCATGCGAGGTAATGCTGTGAGTGATGCTAAGATATACATCATGACACGGAAAGGTTATCTTGAAGAAATTAAACGTATTGAAGTTCACGAAAGTAATAACCCAATGGACACGTCTTTGCGTGTTGTATTGAAGCCAAACAGAGAAGAAAAACTTATACTGCCACCAGGTTATATTAAAGACTATTAATGACATTGTTGGCTCAAAAACACCATGGGTCCAGAGGCAAAACTTTTTAAAAAATTTAAGAAAGCAACACCTAAAATATTGTGGCATCGCATAGAAAATTTAGCTGTTCCAGGTATGCCAGATGCGTTGGGATATACGGAAAACTTCTTCTATTTCACTGTAGAGTTTAAGACCACTAAAGCCAACAAGCTTAAGTTCTCACCACACCAAATTGCCTACCATATTACACATCCTAAGAATAGTTTCATCTTGGCAGAGCACCTCGGTTCGGGGAGCTTGAAACTTTATGAGGGGTCCGTGATCCGTGAGCTTGTGACTTCGGGCTTGACGCTTGATCCTTGTGCCTCGGGGCTTGACGCTTGTTGCTTGAAGCTTGAGACTTTGGGCCAGCTTGACGCTTGACGCTTATTTTTCTATTTCTTCAGCAACAAAATTTTTGTGGTCGTGGTCAAAGAACCAATCATCGCTGCCCTTCTCTATGGCCTCCTCAACGCTTGACGCTTCGACCTCAGTCCACCACTCAATATAAACTTTATATTTTTTCATTTTTCCTTTCAATGTTTTCTGATCCGCAGCTAACGCATACTTGTGTCATTTCTGCAAGTTCGTACCAAGACCAGCTTTTATCAGGTTGTTCTTGGAACTCTTTTAATAGAGTTCCTTCATCGCAACCACAGTCTAAACATTTCTCAACAGTCATAAATCTCCTCCAAATAATCGTCCAGTCCTATGTTGTCAGCGAAGAAACATTCACAGTAATCACCCCACCAATATCCTTGAACCACGTTTCTTTGTAAGTTGACCCAGATACTTGGACCACCTCCAGCTACCATAAGCCGGGCAGACTTATAAGTTTTATCACCGTAGGTTATCCATTCTATCTCATAGACGTCTTCCATCCATTCATGGGCATCTTCTTTGCCGTCTGTTATTTGGTCCGCGATGTGTTTACACTGATCGCGAAGCCGCTGCTTGCAACTTTTTTCTCCTTCAATCAGTGGTGCTTGTAGTGTCATGTTTCTCTCCTATTATGTTCCAATATTTATATTGCTCTTCGTTAAAAAACTCCTCACACGATTTCAGATAATCAGCTGGTAAGTCCCTATGATCATCCGTAAAGTATGGAAGCAAGTTGTTATTGTCTATTTTCTTTTTCATGTTTACCTCTTCTTTCTAATCCTAGATTATCCTACTGCTTGATGCTTGTCAAGCTTGTGGCTTGTCGCTTGGGCCAAGTAGTGTACTCGCCACAGTACTTCTCTCGAGGTGGTTCACCACACACTTAACAGACTTCGTGTCTGATACTTGACCCCAGGTCCATTGGCTAGTTGGTTATTATCTAGAATACCTATATCTCCAATAGACCAGGGCTCAAGCTTGTTGCTTGACCCTTGAGGGTTTCCCAATTTATACTGTAGTACAACCCCACAATCGAACAGTTTGGCTGAGGTAGGATCGATATATCTAGGCGACAGCCTACCTCGTGGTCCTTACACCTGACCCCAGATCCATTACCTATATCCCACTTCGCGTGGATACCTCCAGCATAATAGATCAGGGCTCAAGTTTGGCCAAGTAATGCCCCATGTTGCAATTACAAATCCGTCTAGAGGGGCAAGGTTTTCTACCGCGTACCTCGCTTCACTGCTTGACCCCAGACCACTCACTCTCTAGGATTTCTCCCGCCCATAGCTATTGGGGCGTAAGTGATCAGGGCTCAAGTGGCCACGCCCCTACGGGGCGTGGCCGTTGTTAATTATAATGGTTACGCTAACCTCTCTCTAATCTTTGCATAATCTTTAAGATCAATAGACGGGAATTTAATTTTTCTCTCACCAACAGCCATTCTCCAACCATTAGCGTCTAAATCCCAATAGATTAAACAAGCGTTACCATTCTTAGAAACAAAGTCCTTACCCTTAGTCCCGTCTGGTTTATCTAACTGACCTTTACGAGTGATGAACTTTTTATGTTTCTTAGCGAAGTAAGTTATATAAAAATTACTCATTAAATAACTCCACCCCATATTTTTCTGTCTTAACTACATAACCCTCTTTTGGTTTATCTAGTTTATTCTTCTCTAGCTTTTCTACTCTAGTAGTTAGTTCATCAACAATCTCTTTTAACAATTTAAGATTGTTCATATTACCACCCACTATCTTTAGTATTTTTGTATCTCTATCGATACTGTCTTTATTTATTTGTGTGTCCATAATTATTCTCCTTTATATACTCATCCTACATTATTTAGGATAAATAGTAAAGAAGTTTATGTTCATTTTGGGTCGCCCAAAATGAACAGTAAGTCTATTGACTTATCCCACAATATCCATTATACTTGGACGGTGGCTGGGGTTGGGGCAGGGAGTATACAGGTTAGTGTCCATTTTGGGTCGCGGTGTCCATTTTGGGTTTTCCAGAGAATGAACCGTGAACGAAAGGTGTACGCAGCGGTAAAATCGGTAAAATCGGTAAAACAGGAAAAGAACATTATGTAAACAATAGTGGTAAACCCAAAATGAACATAGAACCATTGACAAGTCAACAACGCTAGGATAATCTGGGATCATGGATAAAAATAGAATAATAAAAAGAACTAACCCTTTCTCTGGTAAGTCTGAGATGTTAACACGTGATGAAGCAACGTTACATGATGTAGTTAAACAATCAGAAGCCATGGGAGAATATGATAAAATGCAGAAGGCATTAAGTAAGTTTAGTAGGCTTAACCCTAAAGCATATATGACGCTATTGGATTAGGTTTAACATCGGCCAGTTAAAATAGGCCGCCCCTTCGGGGCGGCCTAGAGGTAGGTCAATATACTTTGTGTCCATTTTGGGTCGCAGTGTTTATCTTTGTGTCCATTTTGGGTCGCGGCCCTTCGGGCCGTTGCCCAAATTTTACGGGCCCCGGGGCCCCATATCGCAACTCAATTACAGGTTGTATCGCCCCCCACCCCCAAAAAATCGCAAAAAGGGGTCCCACTGCTTTCGTATTTATGCTTTGATTTAGACATAGAACCCTGCTAAAAACATTTTGGTACCATGGACTTGAATAAGGTAAATATAGAAAAATTACCTGCAGATGTACGGAAGACCTTCAAAAGACTACAGCTGCTCCATGCACAAAAAAAGATACAGAACAAAGCTAAGAGTGACTTTCTATCTTTTGTAAAATGCATGTGGCCAGATTTTGTAGAGGGGTCCCACCACAGGCACATCGCAGATAAATTTAATAAATTAGCCACGGGCAAAATAAATCGTCTGATTGTTAATATGCCACCAAGACATACTAAATCAGAATTTGCATCTTATCTTTTGCCAGCGTGGATGGTGGGCCGTAATCCAAAATTAAAGATTATTCAGGCAACGCACACAGGAGAACTGGCTGTGCGGTTCGGTAGAAAAGCAAAACATCTGATTGACTCAGACGACTATAAAAAAATTTTTCAAACAACACTACAAGAAGACTCGAAAGCCGCGGGTCGTTGGGAGACG